ATCCCACATCGGACGGCACTTTGAGGATGCTCCGGGAGTATGTCTTGGCTAACGCCGAGAGACGCTCCCTTCGCAACCTCAAAGTTCTCCCCTCTTCGTCGTCGGCCTGCTACGAGCTGCCTGCAGCTCGTGGCGGTGTCGACGCCTTCCTCCGTCAGAAGGGACTGCTCAAGTCTCTGGTTTTCGGCATGATGGGTGGTTCCACCATTCGTCTTGTCACCAGGGAGTTCGGGCAGTTCTGTCAGGATAGCCTTGGGACGTTCTGCCTCGGGGTTATCCGCGACAACGTGACCTCTCTCGAGGACTCGTCTTCTGACCACGCAGTTCGCTGCCTTGGAGTCCTGGTGCTCCGCAAGGAGCGGGCCTTGGCCCGCTGCCGTGCGTGTGCACTCGCGGCTCCGGGGATGAAGTGGAGAGTCATCGGGGTGCCCGACGCTCTCACCTTCGTTGAGGGCACTTGGATCCGTTGGACGTCGAAGTTGCTTCCTAAGAAGCACTTCGATCCCAGTGGGGGCAAGTACCCTCCAGCGTTCTGCGCGCCACTCCCACGCGGGGGTACGTTCCGTTCCTTGGACCTGTCCAAGGCCACGGACGGACTCTCGCACGGAGTGGTGGAGGAGGTGGTACGAGCGCTTGCGGATGCCGGCGCGCTGAGACCTTCGGATCTCAACGCGGCGCTCCGCTCGCTTGGTGTCGGCGGCCTGGTCACTTCTTGGAAGTGGCCAGGTGTCGACACACTCGTTCCAGCGAGGAGGGGGAGTCCGATGGGCACCCCTCTCTCCTTCGTTGTGCTGTCTTGGGTTAACGCTTTCGCGACAGAGGCTTTTGCAGCCTCCGTCACCCATGGCGACGATGCAGTTGGGTACTCGTTGAGCTCGGAGGAGCTCGACGACTACGAGGCTGCCATTGTCGACATGGGCGGAAGCGTGAATCGCCTGAAGACGTTCGCAAGCTCTCGGGGTTTTACCCTTTGCGAGCGTGCGTACGTGCATCAGGGCACAGCGAAGGGTAGATCCGTTGCCTTCTGTCCTCCGCCCTGCCCCCCCCCGGGGTCGCAGGTGCCCACTGCCGCTGCCGCGGATCAGTGGCCGCTCTACCTCCGTAGAGCGGAGAGGGTTCAGAGGGCCCTCTACCCGTGGCTGGCCAAGTCCGCGTCCTGTCGTCTTCCGACGTCCGTGGGCGGCCTTGGTTACACAGGCAGAGGTCTCAAAGTCTCTCGGGCGGTTCGGGTCAGGCTTGGGGCTGCTTGCAGCACCAACCTGCCCGTTCTCGCCAAAGAGGTCTTTGAGAAGCGGACCTACCGAGAGGGTGGCCTCTTCCCGCGCCCGGTGCAACCGGCGCCACG